AAGCACTGTTAATACTTTGCCAACAGGAACGATAACGACTGTTCCGAGATATGTTATAGAATACGATGACGTACTTGATGTAGAAGAAGGACAACCTTTACCAGATGAGTTGATGACAGAGCCGTTTAATAACTTTCCATTGGTGGAGGATCCGATAGTGCAACCAGTGGTACAATCAGTGGTGCCGGAAGTTGTTACGGTTCCTCCGACTTCTTATACTCCACTTCCTAGAGATGATGATGATGAGGATCCGAGAGGTGAGGTTGTTCCTGGTTATACCTCTGGTATTGCGGGTATTGGTGGTGCTGTTATGCGACCTGTGGTTGCGCCGTATTATCAGCCTCAACCTACGGGGTTATATTCTTTTTACAGGCCGATACCTGGTGTGGTTCAAACACCTACAGGTCCGGTATTTGGGGAGCCAACCACGGCTTCTGAAGATTTGATGAGCGGATGAATTTACAAGCTCTCCCAGAAGAAGCTTTAAAGGAGATATTGGCTTTAACTGAGGCCAAGAAGAAGTTAGATTTACGTGAAAAGGCTCAAGATTATTTTATGCCTTTTGCGCATCATGTGTATGAGAATTTTATTGAGGGTCGGCATCACCGGATTATTGCGGAGAAGTTGGAGAAGGTTGCTCGTGGGGAGTTGAAGCGGTTGATTATCAACATGCCTCCGCGTCATTCTAAGTCAGAGTTTGCTAGTTTTTTAATGCCTGCCTGGTTTTTAGGCAGAAATCCGAAGTTAAAGATCATTCAGGCCACGCACAACACGGAGTTGGCGGTGCGTTTTGGTCGAAAGGTGAGAGATTTAATTGATGATCCGGCATACAAGGATGTTTTTCCTAATACTAACTTGAAGGAAGACAACAAGGGCGCGGGAAAATGGCAGACGGACAAGGGCGGTGAGTATTTTGCGGCTGGTGTAGGTGCTGCGGTAACGGGTCGTGGTGCGGATTTGTTTGTGATTGACGATCCGCACTCGGAACAGGACGCTATGAGTGAGAGCGCATTTGATAATGCGTATGAGTGGTACACTTCTGGTCCACGTCAGCGTCTTCAACCGGGTGGTGCGATCATAATTGTTATGACTCGATGGGGTAAGAAGGACTTAACGGGTCGTTTGATGGCTGCACAGGGTAGTGATCTTATGGCTGATCAGTGGGAAGTGGTGGAATTTCCTGCAATTTTGCCGTCTGACAACCCTTTATGGCCTGAATTTTGGTCAAAAGACGCATTATTAGGCATAAAAGCCTCATTGCCTGTTCAAAAATGGAATGCGCAGTGGCAGCAGACGCCGACAACATCGGATGCGGCGATAATCAAGCGGGAATGGTGGCAAGATTGGGAGAAGGCGGAGATTCCTACTGTAAAATACGTTATTCAGGCGTATGACACGGCTTTTTCCAAGAAAGAAAGTGCAGATTACAGCGCGATTACGACGTGGGGCGTGTTTGAGCCGGAGGAGGGTGGTTCTGATCACCTAATTTTGATGGATGCGCGGCGTGGTCGGTGGAACTTTCCAGAATTAAAGGAGATTGCTCATGAGGAACACGAATACTGGGAGCCAGACATGGTTGTGGTCGAAGCAAAAGCGTCGGGTGCACCGCTCATTGACGAGTTGCGGCTTCGCGGTATTCCGGCACTTAGCTTTTCTCCGGGCAAAGGTAAGGATAAGATAACCAGAATGCACATGGTTGCGCCATTATTTGAAGCTGGTGTAGTATGGGCACCAACAGACAAGAAGTTTGCTGACGAGGTAATAGAAGAGGTTGTTTCATTTCCTAATGGAGATCATGATGACTTTTGTGATAGTATGACGTTAGCACTGATGCGTTTTCGGCAGGGGGGCTTTGTTTCTTTGCATGGTGAAGACGAAGAACACGACGAGTATCGTCGTAAGCGGGAGTATTACTAATGGCACTGCCACCGATTGTAGATTCTGGGATTCGTCCTGAAGACATGATGTCAACGGAGGCGTCGGTTGATGTATCTGTTCCACAGCCTGTAGACTTTTCGGGTGGGGCGGAGGTTATAGACGATGGTCAGGGTGGTGCGATTGTGCAGAGTTTAGCGCAACGGATTATGATGGAGGAGGCTGCCATTGCGCAGCCTGCGCATGGTGATAATTTAGCTGATTTTTTAGATCAAGGTTATTTAGGAGAGATATCATCGGATCTTCGGGCTTCTTATGAGGAGGATATGGAGTCTCGTGCTGAGTGGGAAGAGACGTACACAAAGGGGTTGGACCAACTTGGTGTTAAGTATGAAGAGCGGACTCAGCCGTTTGAGGGTTCTTCTGGTGTTACTCATCCGTTGATTTCGGAGAGTGTGACTCAGTTTCAGGCGCAGGCATACAAAGAGTTGATTCCTGCTGGGGGTCCGGTTCAGGTACAAGTTCTTGGTCTGCAAGATGCGGCCCGTGAAGAACAGGCATCGCGTGTAAAAGATTTTATGAATTACCAGATTATGGAAGTGATGGAGGAGTTTGATCCTGATATGGATCAGCTTTTGTTTTATTTACCGTTATCGGGTTCTTGTTTTAAGAAAGTGTATTTTGATGAGGCCAAGCAACGAGCGGTGGCGAAATTTGTTCCGGCGCAAGATTTGGTTGTTTCGTATGCGGCGTCGGATTTACAGACGGCAGCTAGGGTTACGCATGTTTTACGGATGGATGCAAACGAAGTTCGCAAGATGCAGATTGCGGGGTTTTATTCTGATGTAGAGTTAAGCAAGCAAGATTCGGAAGAGAACGAGGTTCGTCAAAAGATAGATGAAATACAGGGCACGTCTCGATCATACACGGATGATGTGTATACGATTCTTGAGATGCACGTTGATTTGGATCTTGAAGGTTTTGAGGACATGGGTCCAGATGGTGAGCCGACAGGTATTGCGCTTCCTTACATCGTTACGATAGATGAAGGCTCTGGAAAGATTTTGTCTGTTCGTCGTAATTTTGAAGAAAACTCTGAGCTTGCTAAAAAGCAGCAATATTTTGTGCATTACAAGTTTATGCCTGGTTTGGGGTTTTATGGTTTTGGTTTAATTCACATGATTGGTGGTCTTGGTCGTGCGGCGACAAGCATTTTGCGCCAGTTGATTGATGCGGGTACACTTGCCAATCTTCCTGCGGGATTCAAGGCTAGAGGGGTACGGGTTCGTAATGACGATGAACCGTTACAGCCGGGAGAATGGCGGGACATTGATGCACCTGGCGGCAACATTCGGGACTCGATTATTCCGTTACCTTATAAAGAACCTTCGGGAACATTGGCTCAGTTATTAGGTACGCTTGTAGACAACGGCAGGCGTTTTATAGCGTTGGCGGATCAGCAAACATCGAACATGAATCAAGAGGCTCCGGTGGGCACAACGGTAGCTTTATTGGAGCGTGGCATGAAGGTGATGTCTGCGATTCACAAACGGCTGCATTATGCGCAAAAGAATGAGTTTCGTATTTTAGCGAGGATCTTTAGGGATAATTTACCTCAACAATATCCGTATGATGTAGCGGGTGGGGATCGCACTATTATGGCTTCGGACTTTGATGGTCGTGTAGATGTGGTTCCGGTTAGTGATCCTAATATCTTTTCGATGGCGCAGCGTGTTACGTTGGCGCAGACGCAGTTGCAGTTGGCGCAGTCTAATCCACAGGTACACAATTTACATGAAGCATTTCGTCGTATGTATCAGGCGTTAGAGGTGCATAACATTGATGAGATATTGCCACCACCTCCGCAACCACAACCGTTGGATCCGTTGATTGAGAATGCTCGTGCGTTGACTGGAGAGTTGTTGATGGCGTTTGATGGTCAGGATCATGACGCGCATATTGAATTGCATGTCATGTTTATGAAGACACCTATTGTTATGACTTCTCCGCAGGTCATGGGGATACTGATGGGTCACGTTCAGGAGCATATTTCTAAGAAGGCTCGTGAGATGGTGATGACACAGATTCAGGGATTGATTTCTCAGGTACAGTTGATGGCTCAGTCTGGAGCGATAGATCCGCAGGCTGCGCAGCAACAGATTGCAGAAGTTCAGGCTCAGATGCAAAACCCAGAAGAGATTGAAAAGATGGTTGCTTTGCAAGAGTTACAGTTGATGAATGAGTTGATGCCGAAGATTACGCCACAGGGCGAGGATCCAATGAGCGATCCTTTGGTTCAGATTCGTATGCAGGAGCTTGGTGTGAAACAACAGGACTTGCAGCGTAAGTCGATTGATGATGCAGCACAGATTCAACTTGAGATGAATAAGATGCAGCAACGTGCAGCTACGGACGCGGCTCGGATTGAAAGTATGGAAGATATTGCGGCTCAACGGGATGACACAAACCGTGAGCGTATTGATGTTCAACGACAAAAATTAGCACGAGGATAGTGGGTGTGTGTTTTGGTCGCAATTCTTTGGGGTCATACATTTTCAACTGGGTTATATAAAATTTGTGCTTATGATTGCGGGTACGACAGACCTGCGTATTTGTGGTATGACAAGGCGTACACAGTACAACCAAATTTCATATGTCCTGCGAGGTTTATGAAATATGATAGATCCAGTGACCGCTATCGCGGGGGCTACCGCCGCTTTTAATGCAATTAAGAAGGGCTGTCAGATCGGAAGAGATCTTGAGTCAATGGGAAAAGATTTATCCCGTTGGTCAAAAAGTCTTGCCGATTTTGAGTTTGCAGCCAAACAGATTGAAAAGCCACCTTGGTATAAGTCGTTGGGCGGAGGCGTTGAGGCCCAAGCAATGGAGTTGTTTGTGCAGCGTCGTCAAATACGCGCTCAACGGGACGAATTAAGGCAGTGGATTTCTGGGACGTTGGGGCCTTCTGCTTGGCAAGAATTATTAAAGATAGAGGCAGAGGTACGCCGTACTCAACGGGAGCATGAGTACAAGCGGATAGAAACTTGGCAATCTATTTGGGCTTGGGTTTTTGGTATTACTTTATCGATCGTTTGCATCGGCGTTCTTTTTGGTTTAGTTTGGCTTTTAAAGACATCAAGTAATTAGTTGGAGGTTTTGATGGGCTTAACAATGGAGCGTGTGCTTGAATGGAAAATCATGCCACGTTTGATGATGTTAGTGATGACGATAATGTATATTCGCTGCATTGAGTGGGCTTTAGCACAACCTGATTTATCAACACAACAGAGCGCGTTAATATCAGTCGTTTCAGGAGCGATGACTGGTGCGTTTGCGGTATGGCTGGGTAGCGAAAAGGACAGTGGGGGATCATCAAAATGATGGCGTTATTGGGGAGTCTGCTTGGCTTCGGAACATCTTTTCTGCCAGAGATTTTGAATTATTTTAAGGCTGGTCAGGAACACAAACACAACCTTGAGCGGATGCAGCTTGAGATGGATTTGATGTCTAAACGTGCAGAGTTAAAGATACAGGTGTTAGACAAAGAAGCGGATATAGCAGAAACAGAGGGATTATATAGTCATGATCAAGGACTTGATGGTGGGGGATTTGTCAATGCACTACGCGCTTCTGTTCGACCTGTCATTACTTATGTTTTCTTTGGTCTTTTTTGTGCCATCAAAATCACGGCGCTCATGGCATTGATGAACTCAGGTGTTGACCTCGGTCGTGCACTTTCGATGTTGTGGGATCCAGAGACTTCGGCGTTATTTTCTGCCGTTCTCAGTTTTTGGTTTGGGGGCCGGGCAATACAAAAATACATGAAGGTAAAGCAATGACTATAAAATGCAGCAAATGTACTAAACCTGCGGATTGTAGTCATAACCGCGAATGGTGGTGTGCACATTGTTTTATAAAATTTTTTAAGGTGAACAAATGAGCTTATATAAAAACATTCATAATAAACGTAAAACCGGAAGAAAGATGCGTCCAAAGGGTGCAAAAGGTGCCCCGACCGCGCAAAACTTCAAGGACGCGGCTAAGACGGCTCGTATGAAAAAAGGTGGTATGGTGAAAAAGAAGAAAAAATGATATGGGCTGCTGTTTTTTTGCTTTGTACTCCACATGAGTGTATGAGTGTTGGAAGCCCTTTGTTTCGTACAAAAGACGAGTGTTTATATTCGACACAAACAAGGGGTATAAATTCTGTAAATCAAAAATTTCCAAATCATGTTGTTGTAGCATGGATGTGTGTTTCTTTCGGAGGACAAACAAATGACATATAAATTAGGAAAACGCAGCCAGCAAAAGTTGGAGGGTGTAGATGAGCGTATGCAGTCGGTTGTTCGATATGCTATATCGGTGACTAAGCAGGACTTCTCTGTAATCTGTGGTTTAAGAACTCGCGAGGAACAAGAGGTTTTGGTTGCTAAAGGTGCATCAAAAACAATGAAGAGCAAGCACCTTGACGGTCATGCGGTA